ATTTTCTTTTATGTCGTCAGCCGAAACCGTTAACTTAGCCACTCTTGCAGGTGATAGTAGATTTGGAGTGTTATCTAAAACAGGTGCAGATGCCAAGAAGATGTTTACCGATAAGATTGTGCCGATTAGTATAAACTACCCTTTCTTTTTCAAACCGATACAAGATGGTATGGATCGTCCGAAAACAGAGCTAGCGTATAGAGTTCCGTCTACGAGGTTTACCAGAAAAAAGATAACAGCAAACGAAAAGATAGAAGACTTAGAAGGGTTAGATACAACGATTGACTGGAAGAATACAGGAGACAATAGTTATGATGGTGAAAAACTAGCACTACTAGTACATGATGAGAGTGGTAAGTGGGAAAGACCAGATAATATATTAAATAACTGGAGAGTTACAAAAACTTGCTTAAGATTAGGTAGTAGAATCATTGGTAAATGTATGATGGGATCAACCTCAAATGCCTTGGATAAAGGTGGAGAGAATTTTAAAAAACTATATAACTCCTCAGATGTTACGAAAAGAAATAGAAACGGTCAAACAAAGTCTGGTTTATACTCTTTGTTTATCCCAATGGAATGGAACTATGAAGGATTTATTGACGAGTACGGAGTTCCAGTTTTCACTACTCCTGATATCGATAGATTCGCTCCAGACGGTGAATTAATAGATGTAGGTGTAATAGATAACTGGCAAAATGAAGTTGATGGTCTAAAATCAGATCACGATGGATTAAATGAATTTTACCGCCAGTTTCCAAGAACAACAGAGCATGCGTTTAGAGATGAAAGTAAAAACTCTATATTTAACCTTGTTAAGATATACGAGCAGATAGATTACAACGAAGAAATGTCTAGAACAATAGGTGTTACTCAGGGTAATTTTCAATGGGTTAATGGGGTAAAGGATTCAAAAGTAATATTTTATCCAGATGCAAAAGGAAGATTTAAAGTTAGTTGGGTACCACCTCAACACATGCAAAACAACGTATACCTTAAAAACGGTGTGAAATACCCTGGCAATGAACACATGGGGGCTTTTGGTTGTGACAGTTACGATATATCAGGAACTGTAGATGGTAAAGGATCCAAAGGAGCTTTGCACGGTTTAACCAAGTTTTCAATGGAAGACGCTCCGGCAAACAGTTTCTTTTTAGAGTATTTGTCAAGACCACCAACAGCTGAGATGTTTTTTGAAGATATGTTGATGGCTATAGTGTTTTATGGTATGCCAATATTAGCGGAAAATAACAAACCACGTTTACTGTATTACTTAAGAAGAAGAGGTTATAGAGGGTTTAGCATGAATAGACCTGATAAGGTATGGAATAAACTATCCGTAGCTGAAAAAGAGGTTGGTGGAATACCTAATTCAAGCGAAGACATAAAACAAGCTCACGCGGCAGCTATTGAGATGTATATTCAAAACCACGTGGGATTACAACAAGAAGGAGGGTGTGGTGATTTGTATTTTAATGATCTTTTAAACGATTGGAGTAGATTTGATATAAATAAAAGAACGAAGTTTGATGCAACAATAAGTTCTGGTTTAGCTATAATGGCTTGTAACAGACATTTGTATGCGCCAAACGCAAAGATAGAAAAGCAAGCGGTAGACATTAATTTTGGAAGATACAATCAAAATGGGAATATGAGTAAAATAATTAAAAATTAAACATGGCTGAATTAGGTACAAATAGACATTTTCCTAGCCAAGTAGTTAGTGATCTAGAGAAAATGAGTTTTGATTACGGGCTAAAGGTTGCAAAAGCAATACAGCATGAGTGGTGGGGGTCTGGCGGCTCGACACACGGTAGGTTTGGTGGTAACGCCGCAAAATTTCATAATCTTCGTTTGTACGCGCGCGGAGAGCAATCAACACAAAAATATAAGGATGAGTTATCGATTAACGGTGATTTGTCCTATCTTAATTTAGATTGGACGCCTGTTCCAATTATATCTAAGTTTGTAGACATAGTGGTGAATGGTATTGCAGAAAGATTGTATGATATAAAAGCTTATTCACAGGATCCTTTTGGCGTTACTAAACGCACGGATTATATGAAAAATCTTCAAAAAGATATGAAGATGCGGGAGTTTGACAAGTTTGCTGAAGAAAAGTTTGGTATGAAAACCAAGGAGAGTGGACTTGAAGAATTACCAGCTACGGAAGAGGAACTATCACTGCACATGCAGCTTGAGTATAAACAAGCAATTGAAATAGCAGAAGAGCAAGCGATAAATATGCTAATGAGAGGCAATCAATACGATTTAATTAAGAGAAGATTTTATCAAGACTTAGTTGTTTGTGGTATGGGGGCGGTAAAAACCTCATTCAACACTTCAGAGGGTGTTGTTGTGGATTACGTTGATCCTGCAAATTTAGTGTACTCTTACACGGACTCACCTACGTTTGATGATATATACTATGTAGGAGAAGTTAAGTCAATACCAATAAACGAATTAAAAAAACAATTTCCATACTTAGATCACGATGAGTTAAAAGATATAGCTAGAAATTCAGGCAGCAATAAGAATTATGGAAATTCTTCCGTGGAAGATGCAGATACAAATAAAGTTGATATATTATACTTTAACTATAAGACCTATATGAACGAGGTTTATAAAATGAAAAAAACAGGAACTGGAGGAGAGAAAATAGTCCGTAAAGACGACAACTTTAACCCACCAGAAAACGAAGATAGATATGAAAAGCTTGCAAAATCAGTAGAGTGTTTATATGAAGGGGCTCTTATATTAGGTACCGAAAAATTAATTAAGTGGGAAAAAGCCTCAAACATGATGAGGTCTAAGAGTGATTACACTAAGGTTAAAATGAATTATAGTATTGTTGCGCCTAGAATGTACGAGGGTAGGATTGATTCATTGGTAAGGCGTATAACTGGATTTGCTGATATGGTTCAGTTAACACACTTAAAAATACAACAAGTACTTTCAAGAATAACACCAGATGGTGTTTATGTTGATGTTGATGGTTTGTCAGAAGTTGATTTAGGTAACGGAACCAATTACAACCCACAAGAAGCTTTAAACATGTTTTTTCAAACAGGTAGTATCATTGGTAGATCAATGACTATAGATGGAGATGGTAATGCGGGTAAAATTCCTATTCAAGAAATACAAAACGGTAACGGTGGTCAAAAAATGCAAAGCTTAATAACCACGTACAACTACTATCTACAAATGATAAGGGATGTAACTGGACTCAACGAGGCTAGTGACGGGTCAACTCCAGCTGAAAGATCTTTGGTTGGTGTTCAAAAAATGGCTGCAGCAAACTCTAATACCGCTTGTAGGCATATACTCCAAAGCGGAATGTTTTTAACAGCAGACGTAGCGGAGCAATTATCGCTAAGAATATCTGATATACTAGAATTTTCACCAACAAAAAACGCTTTTATAGAATCTATAGGAGCTCACAACGTGGCTACACTTTCAGAGATGTCGGAATTACACCTGTATGACTTTGGTATATTTTTAGAACTAGAACCTGATGAAGAAGAAAAGCAATTGCTAGAGCAAAACATAGCTACGGCCTTGTCACAACAAAGTATCAATTTAGAAGATGTTATTGATTTAAGGGCAATTAAGAATATTAAACTAGCCAATCAAGTTCTGAAGTTGAGGAGAAAAAAGAAAGGTGAAGAAGACCAAAAAAATCAACTAGCTCAAACCAAGGCTCAAGGAGACGCACAGGCTAAGGCTAGCGAGGCCCAGGCAAAAGCGCAAAGAGACACTAGCCAAGAACAGGTAAAAGGGCAAATACAGTTAGAGGAAATAAAGACAACTGGTAAAACACAAGTGCTACAAGCGGAGGCGGCTTTAAAGAAAGAGCTTATGCAAATGCAATTTCAATTTGACATGCAGCTAAAACAACTTGAGGCTAAAACAAAAAATGCAGGACAACTAATGCAGGAAAATCGTAAAGACGATAGAACAAAAATGCAAGCAACCCAACAATCATCGATGATTGATCAAAAGGAGAATCAAAAACCAGCTAAAAACTTTGAGTCTTCAAGTGATGATATACTAGGTGGGTTTAACTTGTAAAATTATTAATTATTATTATATTATATCATGGCAAAAAAGAAAAAAGAAGAAGAAGTAGTGGAAAAAACTCCAAATGAACCTAAAGGTGATGTTACAAAGGTAAAAGCAAATATGAAAAAACCAAGTGAAGTTATCGAGCAAACTATTACAAAGGTTGATCTTAATAACCCACCAATACCAAAAGAAGATGAAATTAAAAAAGATAACACCGACAGCGAGGGAGTGGTTGGAGTCCTTGAAGATACCGATGCCCCAAAAGAACGAGAAGAAGTGCAACCGGAAACTCAAGCACAAGAAACTGGAGCGCTAGAAGAAGTTACCGGGAAAGAAGCGGTTACAGAGGAGGAGGTTTCAGAAGTTTTAGCTTCTAGAGAAGCCTTTCCCGAGAACATCCAAAAACTAGTTGAGTTCATGGAAGAGACTGGCGGTGATTTAAACGATTACGTTAAGCTAAACAAGGATTACTCAGAAGTAGACAATCAAACAGTGTTGCAAGAGTACTACAAGCAAACTAAACCTCATTTAGATCAAGAAGAAATTAACTTCCTTATGGAAGATCAATTCTCATTCGACGAAGATGTGGACGAGGATAAAGATATAAGAAGAAAAAAACTAGCGTTGAAAGAGCAAGTTGCTAACGCTAAATCTCACTTGGAAGAGACAAAATCCAAATAT